GCTCTGGACGAAGCAGAGAGAGCCGCAGTAGAAACACACGGGTTACACAACCTGGGTGACTTCAGACCGAAAGAGCCAACAGAAGCAGAAGTAAAAATAATTAAAGAGTTATTTGAGAAATCTGTAGAAGGTGAAGCTTTTGATCTTGAACAGTACGGTCAATATTACAGACCCGCGGGAATGGCTTACCAAGCTAAACCTCAAGTATCTGTACCAACAGCGAGTCCGGTAACTGAAACTGCAACTGCACCAGCGGTAGCAACAGTGACTGAAACTGCAACAGCACCACAACCAACAGCGGCTCCGGCAACGGCGGCTCCTGCGGGTGACAGTGCCAAGAGAGCAGAAGACATCCTGAAGTTGATTAGATCAAGACAAGCAAAATAATCTGACAAATGTTATACGAGATTGATGGAAAACCTGCATTTCGTATAGATCTTTATGATCACACCGTTGCCCACAAATGGAAAAACTTAATTGAATCCATTTATGTAGGCGACGGTGAGGACATAGATCATATGAGAACATTCTTTAACTTACGTACACGTGACGAAATCAAAGACATGTTGCTAGACGCTGTAAAAAACATTAACACTTTTTTAAAAACAGAATTTATAAAAACACCTAAACAAGTTGATTGGAATGAACAAGAATTATACAACACATTACACATGGCATTCGAAAAACTAGCAGGAGATTTTGATAATCCTACTAAACTAATAAAAATTGCACCAATGAATATAAAAGAAAACATCAGAGATTTAAACTGTTGCATACACGCATTAGAACACGGCACAAGTGCATTAAGTAACTTGCCTATACAATGGACCAAGAAAAGAGAAGAAACACCTAGGATTAAACTCACAGACAAAGAACACGAACTATTCCAATTTAATCAAACAAAAAATGAAGTGTACCTAGCGTATAACGAGCTAGGAAAAAGTTATGTAGATTTATGGCAAGACGATTTACCTTTTGAATACACAGCAACAAAGAACAATCATTATATCGGTGCTGACATCTTAATAGCATTTACCAACAAGGAAAATATATTTGAGCAAGGCTTTATCGATTGGTGTAAGGACAACAGCATTGACCCTTTAAAAAAGGAACACGGAATTGGTCTACTACCTATTGGTAAAGTAGAAACAATAAACATAGAACATTTGACAAAAGACAGTAAGGCAAATATAATAGTGGAAAGGAACTAATAAATTATGACAAAAGTATTTGACGCAACAAAGTTTAGAAAGAGTATCACAAAATCAATCCAAGGATTAGGTGTAGGATTTAGCGATCCCACTGATTGGATCTCAACAGGAAATTTCGCATTGAACTATTTGATGACTGGCGATTTCAATAAAGGAATTCCACTAGGTAAGGTTACTGTATTTGCAGGAGAATCTGGAGCAGGTAAATCATACATAGCGGCAGGAAACATTATTAAGAATGCACAGGAGCAAGGTATATTTGTTATACTTGTTGACACAGAGAATGCACTGGATGAGAAATGGTTACAGGCATTGAAAGTAGACACGTCGGAAGAGAAACTTTTAAAATTAAGTATATCGATGATCGATGACGTAGCTAAAACTATTTCGGAGTTCATGAAAGGGTACAAAGAAGCACACTCGGACGACAAAGAAGGTGCTCCAAAAGTATTATTTGTTATAGATAGTTTAGGTATGATGCTTACACCAACTGATGTTAATCAGTTTGAAGCAGGTGACATGAAAGGTGATCTAGGTAGAAAACCCAAGGCATTGACAGCACTTGTAAGAAACTGTGTCAACATGTTTGGTTCATGGAACGTAGGTCTTGTAGCAACAAATCACACATACGCATCACAAGATATGTTTGACCCAGATGACAAAATATCAGGTGGACAGGGATTTATATATGCAAGTTCGATCGTTATTGCAATGAAGAAACTTAAATTAAAAGAAGATCTAGATGGTAACAAAGTCACAGACGTAAGAGGTATAAGAGCCGCTTGTAAAGTTATGAAAACAAGATACTCTAAACCATTTGAAGGTGTACAGGTTAAGATTCCATACGAAACAGGAATGAACCCATACAGTGGACTAGTGGACCTATTTGAAAAGAAAGGTGTACTAGTACAACAAGGAAACAGACTGAAATATATCGATAAAGCAGGTAAAGAACACATTGACTTCAGAAAACAGTGGGTAGGTGATAAATTAGATATGCTAATGGCAGACTTCAAAGAGGACACAGACTTTGCTGAAAAAGAAGAAGTTGTGCAGGAAGTTGAAACAAAGCCAAAAGCAAAAACTAAAAAAGCAGAACCAATTATAGAGAAGGAATAGATGATAGACTTTACACACGAAGACATTGAACGTTTGTGGAACTCCATTATACATTACGTCCCTGAGAGACAGAAATTGGACATGGCTATTGATTTCATTAAAAGTTTAGAAGATATCGGTGTAGAGCATGACGAACTAAAAGCGTCTGCAGAATATGATCCAAAACTTGAAGAAGCAATAGCAACTGTGTTCGAGGAAGAGGAAGTGGACGAAGATGGATATAGCGAGGATGAATGATAAACTGGTACAACGAAGTAAGTAGGAACCTATCCAAGATACCTGACTGTGTGGCATACTTTGATGCCGAGCTACTTGAAGCAAGAAAACAGTGCAAAATATACGGTAACCTAGAAAGAGCCAGTGCATCGTTACCAGGAATAGTTGAAGAAAGATTCAGCCAATTACAACAGCTAGAAGCCATACTTGAATACTTAAACATAGAATTGAGAAGATTAAGATCTAAAACTTTTAGAAAATTCCTAGAGAACTACAATAAACTTTTAAGCAGTAGAGATGCAGAGAAGTATGTTGATGGTGAAGATGATGTTGTCGACATGACAAAAATTATCAATGACTTCGCTCTGATACGTAATCAATGGTTGGGCATCACCAAAGGATTAGACCAGAAACAATGGCAAATAACAAACATTGTTAAATTACGAGTAGCAGGAATGGAAGATGCCGACGTCGGATAGAATAATACTCACAGATGTTGATGGTGTACTGCTGGAATGGGAACGTCATTTCACCAAGTGGTTACAACTACGCTCATACTTTGACAAAAACGGAAACAGAACTTATCCATACAAGTTAGTCGACGCTGGGCAAGACGACTACGAAATGGCTAATAGATTTGGAATTAGCAAGGACACAATCAGACAAGAGATCAGGGAATTCAACAGGAGTGCATGGATGGGAACACAACGGCCTATGCTGGAGTCACAAACTTGGGTGAAGTTACTACATGCAGAGGGGTGGACGTTCGTACCAATAACATCACAAACATCAGATAAGCCAGGACAAGAATTACGTAAAAAAAGAATGGGAGAACTTTTTGGCCCTCATGTTTTTGACAATTACCATATACTAGGCACAGGAGCAGACAAAGATTCAGCATTAGCGGAGTTCCACGATACCGGACTATATTGGGTCGAGGATAAGCCTAAGAACGCACTAGCAGGGCTCTCTTACGGTTTAAAGCCTATATTAATTGACCACCCATACAACAAAGACTTTAATCACCCAGACATCATACGTGTAAATAATTGGAAACAAATACATGAGATATTATCAAAATGAAAGTATACGTAGGCTGGGATTCTCGAGAAGATATATCATACCAAGTGTGTGAACACTCTATTAAACGTAGAGATCCCGAAGCAGAAGTAACACCGTTAAAACAAAATCAAATGCGAGAGCAAGGCATCTACACTCGTGAAGTTGATAAACTGGCAACAACAGAATTTACGTTTACAAGATTCTTTGTTCCGCATCTCAACGACTACAAAGGTTGGGCAGTTTTTTGTGATTGCGATTTCCTTTGGAAGATACCTTCTAAAGAATTAGAACAGTACTGTGATGACTCTAAAGCTGTTGTTTGTGTACAGCATGACTACACACCTGAAGAAGGATCGATCAAGATGGACGGGCAAGTGCAAACATCTTATCCAAGAAAGAATTGGTCAAGCATGGTGCTATGGAACTGCGGTCATCCAAAAAATAAAATACTAACACCAGAGTTCCTAAACAAACAGACTCCAAAATTCCTACATAGATTCAGCTGGTTAGAAGATTCAGAGATTGGATCATTACCTCACAATTATAACTGGCTAGTTGGGTGGTACAAGGAACCAAAAGATGGTGTACCAAAAATACTACACTACACGGAGGGTGGACCTTGGTTTGATGGTTACAGAGATTGCGAGTATTCCGACGATTGGAAGAAAGAAGTCATCAACCTTTTTAGTGCATAATGGACTTCTACAAAAGACTAGATAAAAAA